TAACAATGCACTCATGAAAATAGCACCTGTACAAATTGAAACCTAAGATATTCTTATAAGATACTTCGCTCCTGCTTTTGCATTTTTCACACCTGATCAGCTCCTGCACCGGTTCACCGAAGAATGTTACGACCTCGCTCTTGTCTGGAACCTCCACCGGTATCATGTCGGTGTTGATAATGTACTCAGCCATTGTGCTTCCTTTCTCCATCCGCACAGTGGAAATCATCTCTGCGTTTTCCTTCCATTCTTCGCCATCTGTTGAAATTGCAAATGAACACATCACTGCCATCTCGCTGATCTCTTTCGTTTGACACGTGTTTGCAGTCTTTGCATCGGATCAGTTCGCCAGCATCGAAGCCCTTGACTATCCGCCCATCGGTTTCATAACGGATAATCATTTCTTTCAGCACTGTCATTCTTCTTTCCTCTCTGCCCAAGAACAATAATCTTCCGGTTCAACTCGTAGGTTTCTTCTTCCTTCGCACCAATATGATAGTTTCGGGCATCCGCAAATAAGTACCTTTGATTCATAACAGTGTTTGCAGTCCTTGCACCGTATAACAGGCACTGCATCGACTGTTGGCTGATCGTCTACCCATGCCTTGACTATTTGCGCATCCCACGAGTTGTATACATTGCAATCAGCAATCAGCGCATCCGCATCGATATACCGTGTCATTCTTCCACCTCGATTTTGTACCCGCACATTGGGCAGTAATTGAATTCTTCTCTTATGTCAATCAAATAGCCACAGTTTGAACACTCTCCATACGGATGTGCATTAAGCAATTTTGCGTGTCTGACAGGCACTGCATCGACTGTAGGAGCGCACTCTATCTCGCTTTCAGCACGTTCAATTCCGCAGTTGTAACCGTGATCCCAATCATTCAGCAAGCTCCCGTATGTGTCTTTTTTGATTTCGCATGATTCAAGTATTTTGTACACTGCATCCGCATCAATCAACCGTGTCATTGTTTGCCCTTTCTATTCCTTATGCGGTTTATTAAAATCTCAAACACGGCAGGCGCTAGCAATATCAATGCCATAATAAGAAATAGCAAGTCTATTAAATTAGCTACCACTATCATTTCTCTACCTCATACGGCTCTGGCAAAGACATCCATGCAACAACTTTTTTCTCGTCATGTTTGAACGGGAAACTGCCATGCAAAACCCAAACGTCATTTTCTGAGAAATCTGTTTCTGAAATATCTGTCAGATATCCGATTCTTGTCTCGCCGCGATACCATACCAATACAGTTTCATCATGTTTTGGTAATCTTTCACTGCACGGTATCCACTGTGGTTGTTTCAATTCTGCAACCGTATTTCTGATAACCTTTGTCCACCTAGGACAACAATGCCGTTCTTGGTCGTATTCCTTACAATCTGTACACCATTCAAATTCTTCGGGCTGTGCGGATGGCAACGTTGAAATCATATCGTGCAGTTCTGAATATATATTCCAATGTTCTGGAGATATGATCGGATGTAGCACCGTATCCAGATAGTTGAGAATGTCTTGTATCTCGGATGGCTGTTCTGGCTGTGCGGATGGTAGTGCATTTATCGTGCCTTTCATGTCCTCACAGATTGCTGACAGTGTAGTGCGAGACCGTGTGATGTATTTATGGTCTGCGTAATAATTTTCCACTGCACTCACTGCATCCGCTCTGCTGATTAAATCGTCCATTATAAATCCCCCATAGAACCAAATTCTCTGTAGTTTGGGCATAACTTTCTGGCCATAGTCTTTACCAAGCAAGTTCCATCTGGTAGTTGAAAATCGCATTGATTACATCGAAAAACCAAATCATCCTTAACACTTTTGTCTCTGCAATATGCTTTTGTGAAAAGGTCAAGATGTTTGACCGCCCGTCTGCTGATTAAATCATCCGTCATGACATCTTCTCCTGAAATACAACTTCCTCATCGTCTATGAAGATCCGCAGATTGTCGTACACGTCTACAAATATCGTGTCTCCCTGCTCCTCTATGCGGATTGTGTCTCCGCTTTCGATATCTTCAATAACTATCTTCTTCATCTTCCTGTACCTGATACCTGCCGTATCCGCAGATGTGATACTCGTTTAAGAACTGCGTTTCCGTTACGCTCTCAAGATAATTCGCTTTCGCAATTCGTTCGCATGCCGATGTCAGAGAAATAACCCCTTCATGGTATGCTTTGAACGTTGCTTTATCCGCATCCGCAGCTGTGTCATTTCCTAAGAACGGAATCCTGTCTATCGGATACTTGTACATGCGGTTCTTCTGCATTTTCGCATAATTAAACATTTGAGTTTTCCACCTCGTTTTCCTGCATCCTTTTCCACCGAACTTTCAACAGTTCCAATGCGGTAATGGAGTGCGTAATAATGCGATTGCAATCATCTTTTTCCTGCTTCAGTTCTGCAATCATTCCATCTATAACCTCAATCGGAATTGCAGATTTATCCACACAGTTCATCTTCTTCTTCTTTCAACTCCTCTTCAAGTCCTTTTTTAAACGTATTCTGTTTTGTGATTGTCATCATCATTCCTAATCGCAAAGATTGATTTGCAATCACTTTGATTCTCTGCATGATGACCGGGGATAACCCCTGCTGCTCAATCCATGCGTATGTACCGACTACCGCATCGTTTGCCAGCTTCATCTCATGCGTTAAGCCGTTAATCCTCGGCATCGTCTTCTTCCTCTTCGCTCATGATTCGCATGTACTCGATTTCCTGGCACGCTTCTGCATACGACATTGTGTTCACCCTCGGATTGTCTGTCAGCAAAGACATGAGATCTTTTATTTTGTCCTGCACCAACTCGTCTACAACTTCTCCGACAAGTTCAGGAAAGGAAAGCCATTCGTCAAACAGGAAGTTATCTACGATTGTCGAGTAGATATTCCACTGCTTGTCCTCTGGTGCGGATTCATTTCTGACATAGAATCTAGGCATCGTCTTCACCTGTTTTTGTCGGAATGAGCGGAAGAGCCTTTTTCAGAGCCGTACAGAGTTTTTCTGTTACGGATGAGTAAATGTTCATCGCATCCACTAATTCGCCCTCAGAACCGCTGAGAGAGTCCTGTACGGCGATTCTGTGCAAACTTTTAAGCGCAGACTGCAAATCTCCGTGATATGTGAGGGTGTCCATATAGAATTCTTTCTTCTTGCTATTCCATTTTTCTTCAACCACTGTGTAGTTCATGGAGTCTACACCGATGTAGTAGTTATCCATGACGTGATACATTCCTTCTGCCATGTGTTATCTTCTCCCTTCTGTTATTGCTCGTAATCCATCTTCCCTGGTATCGGTCTTGCATGTATCGGATTCGGTACTGCTCCTGTGGCTTGGCAGAGATCCCAGAACTTCTTCGGATTGTCTCTGCTGTGATCGTCTGCTTCTTCCGTAACAGGGATAAACTCTGAATCGTGTCCGTCTCCGTGCTGGTTAAACTCGCACAATGCCCAAGGGAATGCAGGATATGTTCTGCATTCGTGATAGACAGGGTTCTCGTCCGTGCCTACGTTGACATTGCAGTTAGACAAAGGTTTGTCTCTGTATCCTGCTCCTATCGGAAACGGAAGAACGGTGCTGTCTCCGTATGTGTTCCCGTCAGACATTCTGCATTTCCCCTGTCGCAATCATCAACACCTGTTCGGGTTCGAATCCCAAGGCAAGCATCTTGTCCTTGCTTGCGATAGCACCGAAGTTGCCTGTTGACATTGCGGTCTTAACTTCCGTTTCTCTGAGTGCGCCGTATGTCTTCAAGAATCTCGGCTTTTCGAACGATTCCAGATCCTTGCTGGGCATATCTGCCAAGCGGTATATGTCAGACATCGTGTAGAGCGTTCTGAGCAGGTCTGGAAGGTTTTCGTATACTTTCCTGTTATGCTCTGCATCCTCTGCGCAATAGCCCTCATACCGCCTGACAGACCGTGCTGCGCCCTTCAGTTGTTTCCATGCTGTCTCCGCAGCTGACTCTGGTGCATCGGTGATGAGATCCTTGATGCGATTGTTTACCTGCCCTGGATTCGGTGCAAAGTCTCTGCTGTCATGAGCGATGATGTTGTACACCGCCATAGTGACAAGCGGAGCAGGTGTGTTTTTGAAAATCTGATACCACAGATCCATCAGCAGAGTAGCTGATTCTTTCGTGTGATTTATGAAACTCTGAGGGTATGCAGTCCGCAGTACCGTCAGAATCTGTCTGATTTCTTCTCTTTCCATGTTCTCTCCTAGAACGGAAGATCTTCAAACAGGCTTTTGCGTTTAGGCTGTTTGACATTCCGTTGTGCTTGATCGTTCTTCTCCCACGTTCGTACCGCAGCTTTCCAATCCTTGATAGGCTTCCCTTTGCCTTGTACCCATCCATTTGCTGTGTAATGGTCTACAAACATCTCCGGGTCTACAAAGTTATGTCTTTCATCGCAGTAAGCCTGTACTTCTTCGACAGTAGGTGGAACGAATTTCTGTTTTTCTTTCTTAGATATCTCGTTAGAGATATCTTCTTTCTTTTTAATAATTGTTTCTTGGTTTAATGGTTTAATGGTTCTATTGTGTGCAGTCGGTTGTGCATCCTGTTGTGTACTAGGTTGTGTACTCTGTTGTGCATTGAGTTGTGCAGTCGGTTGTGCATCGTCTTCTGATAAATCTTGAAATTTTGCGTAATTTATCACGATTATTTTGGTTCTTGAGTTGTTCACTTCGAGCCTAATCTGATTGTCTTTTTCAAACTCTTTCAGATACCTACTGACTGTCCTTCTGTTCAAACCTAATTCTTCAGATATTTTCAGCTGCGAGGTGACAAATTCACCCCTGTTAATAGGCTCATTGCCACCCTTCCACCAGCCATCTTTCCAATTAGCTTTAACCAAGATATAAAGCCATAAAGACATTGCGGTTGGATTTCCCCACCACCGCCAATCTTCGATGCACCTGTCAATGGTGATGAATCCTTTACTTGGCATTGTTATTTCACGTATCCTCTTTTAGACAAGAACGGATAAAACCTTGAAGGGTCGTATTCGAACAGAACGTTTAACAAAGTGTTAAGGCAAATATTGTCTTCGTCATCCTCACGGATAAGCGCACTCGCAATATCAAGTTCTGACATCTCTCCGATAATAGTTCTCAGATCCAATGAATCTGCATTCGCAATAATAATTTTGTCTGCCATATTTTTCTTCCTTCCTATGCACTGATTTACCCTGCCCTGTAAATAACGAGCATGCTATCTCAGAACGGCAGTGCGTCCGGGTCGATGTCGGATGTGTCAACGTCATCGAAGTTCACTCCGTCATATTCCTGCGCTGCATTCGGTGCATTTTCTGCATGGTCTGCGCTGAAGATTATTTCGACAAGAGTAGCAGTTAACTTTGTGCTGTAATACTTTTTACCGTTGATCTCCATGACATTCTGAGAAGCGGTGGCATTGACGTTTACAAAGTCCCCCTTGTGTCCATGTTTGCCGAGATAATCCGCAACACCGCCAAACGCTACGAAGTTAACAAATTCGTACTGCGTTTTCCCCGGTTCATCGTTCTTGCTTCTGTATGCCTTTCTCTGAGAAATAGAGAAGTTACAGTATTTTGTGCCAGACTTTGCTGTCTTAACTTCAGGTGTATTCGACAGTTTGCCTGTATAAATTCCGATATTCATTTCTTAGTTTTTCCCTTTCCCTTTGTATTGCAGTATTTCCAATTCTCGCAACGGAATCTGTGCGGTATCCATCCCCTTGTCTTCTGAAAATCCAAAGGCTTCAATGCACGTCCGTAGACAAGTTCGCCATTGTCGAGATAAAAACGTTCGTATGCTTCGGAGTGCGATTCGACTTTGTGAAAGTACACAGGATTTTTTTCGACAGGAATCATTCTCCGTGTCGGTGTTGTTATAAACTCAATCTGCTCACCGCAGTATTTGCAAATTGCCATTATTGCTTTTCTCCGTTCATGTAAAGATCGTGATATGTCACGCACAAAGCAAACCCAGTCCATGCATCTGCCCGGAACTTATAGAAGAATCCAGGATTCTTTTTAGTACCCTTGCCATGATTCGTTTCATTCGGTGCAAACCTATCAACTAGCGCTTGCTTAATGGTCGCATCGGTGGCTTTCATGGAATGACAGATACACATTTTCTCTTCTGCCCTGTATACGTACTGCATTCGAACAATAGGTGTCTTCCCATGCTTGTTATATTCACGGCAGTGTTGCCATAGCCGCCCTAACCATATGCAACTATCGAAAACTGTCTGCCCCACGCTCATTCCGTAGTTTCTAAAGTTCTCCATTGCAATATGTATTTCGTAGTCGTTATACACTTCGAAGATATCTGTCAGTTCATCCAGAAGAGCATAGTTATCCATCTTGCCGAACAGGATAGGCTTGAGCGTTTCACCGTCTACAAGCGCATATCCTGTTTCTTTATTGCCGGGATCTATGCCAAGAATGAGCGGTTTACTCATTCGACTTCCACCGCTTCGACTTCGAATACGTCATCACTGTCAACGTATTCAGCAGATGCAGAACCATCGAGAGAAGTATTTGCTGTCATATCGGAAGTGAATGCTTTCTGCATTTCAATGCTCATTACTCCGTACTTGGAAATCAGCTGGCGGTACATTGTCTTAATCCCCATGCCATCGAAATCTTTTTCCCAGAATGTGTAACCCTTCTTTGCACGGTATCCCTGCGAGTAACGCATTGCATGCTGTTCCATCTTTTCCTTACTCCAATACATTTCTTTGCGGAAACCGTTGAGCAGTTCGAAGTATGCATAGTATCCGATGGTCTTTGCGGATTCTCTCTTCAGAGGGTCTGTAATCGGATTCAGAACAATTTCTTCTGTCAGAGGATTCCATGAAATAAGTTCCCCTTCTTTGACAGGTTCAGCTGCAATCTTCTTATATTCACCGCATCTCATCGCCAACTGATAGTAACCTTTCCACCCAATCTGGAAAGTTCCGACACGTCTTGCAGGTGCGACTACCTCTCCCTGATTGTTGACCTTTGCCTTTGCGTTGAACGGAACAATGTAGTAGTTCCCCAACTGCGGAGACGGAGACAGACCGAGAGATTCACCGAGCAGTGCAGCGGATACAACCGAAGCAGGGTCACATGTCCGAAGATCCGGGTTTACTGTTACTGCTGAGATAAGAGAAGACGAGAATGTCTTCGCTCTTGCGCTGTCCTGCAATGTGTTCATGATTGCTTTCTGAACAGCAGGAGTATTTACGAATGCCGAGAATGTAAGGTTCTTTGCCTTAGCTGTTGTAGCAGTCACTTCTGCTGTGTTTGCTTTGACTTCTTCCGCTTTCTTAGCGATAAGTCCTGTTTCTTTAGCATTTGCCATATTTAGTTTTCAATCTCCTTTGCTTTTATCTTTTTGACAGAGAATCTTCTGCCCTTGGATACTTTGGAATACTGTTCGTAAATGTCAGGATGGTCTTTCTTCAGCCTTGCGCTGTCCACCCTTCTCTGCTCATAGGAAGTCCATGTAATCATGCAGTCATCCACCATCGCTCTTTCATGGTTCTCCATGAGTGCTTTCACTTGGTTTTCCTGCGCTGTTACGATTTCCTTCATCTCTTCAATCTGCTGTTTCAGTTCGAAGTAAGTAGCAGGATTGAAGTATTCGTTTGTAAGCGGAACAATGTCTGTTCCTGTCTCTTTGAAGTCCTGTGCGGTATACACTTTTGCAATCGCTTCTGACGTGCTTTCAGAGCCATCCAGAGCAGGTGGATTGTCCGACTGAACATTTCCCCAAAACTCTTCTTCAGCGCTCACCAAGGCCTCAATATCGCCCTCGTTGCGCATAATTTCCCACCAATAGATATGTGGGAATGCGAGTACCGCAATGTATCCCTTCTCAAACCCTGTGACAGCCATGTAATGCGTAAGCTGCGCATAGTAATGGTCTGGAATAATGTCTTGCGAATACTTGCTGTTCTGATAACTGTTTGCCGTTTTGCATTCCAGGAATGCATTTTCTCCGACAACTCTGCGGTCAATATGACCGACTATGTACGGGTACTCTTTCAGCGAATAGCGGTAAGGATCTCGTTTAACCTTCTTCCCTGTCATCTCGCAGAAACGTTTTGCTACATAGTCTTCCAAGTCTCTTCCGATACGCATTGCATCGTTATCCTCAACTTCGGAATCCATTCTCCCGGTTTTCTCAAGCCATAGTGCATAACAAGATTTGTACTGATTCATTCCGAGTACCGCACCTGCATCTGAGCCACCGATAAACTGATTCCTGTTGGTTTCGATGTCTTCCTGTATGGATTTGACTTTCGTTTTAATTGGTGTGAGTTTCATTGTTCTAAAATTCCTTTCGGATTATTGGTGTCGTAGTGCCTTGAATTACCTTTCGGATAATTCGGAAGAATCGGATATTTCAGATCTTTAAGCATCTGTTTTTTCAATTTCCTGTCAGCGGATATATATATATATATATCTGTGCTTGGCAGTCCGATTTACCCTGCGCTTTTCATCCTTCAGGTAATGCCTGGAATGCCCTTCTGAATACTTGTCTGTTCTTTCTTTAGTCAGTCCTGAGTAGTACCAATTAGTTGCTTGATATACGTACCCCACATGCCCCCAACCGCCCCAATCTGCGTAAGAGACAACATATGTTCCATTGGGCAATAGTTTTAAGCTATGAGACACAAGGTACGAAGCATAGTTCTGACCGTTGAATTCTGGGTCAATTACTAACCTGTTCAATTCGACAACATGGTTCTTCCATTTATCCCCTGCGATTCCTTTGCAGAGAGACGGTGAAGCTGGTTGACCGTATGTAACGATGCCTATATTCTGACCGTCTAAGAACAGACCGTATGCGTACTGTATGTTTGGCATTCGCCTTGCGTAATGAATTCCAAGGATGAATGGTTTAGTTGCCCACGTAGGAATGGTTTCCACCCAAAGGGTCATTCTTCTTCCTCTTCCTTCAGAATCGGTTCACGCTCACGTTCAAGATTGCAATGAATTTTGACTTTAACAGCCATGTACGGAGAAGCTGAATCATACGCTTTCTTTGCAAAATCTTCTGCTTCTTCGTAAGTTGTAAAACCAAACCATGCTTCCTCTGCGTGCCCGTATTTTCCAGGAGTTATCTGCTTTACTTCAACCTCATAAGGTTTTGTTGTGCATCCCTGTTCCCTATACATTTTTCTTGTCCTCAAAGAACGCACCGCCTAAGTTTGTGGAATTGATTGTGTATGCATTCATTAACTTGTGCATATCTTCAAAGTGAGTTTTTGCGCCTGTTTCGCCATTGTTGTATGCGACAAAGCATCCGTCCTTACAGACACTTTTGACTCTTCCGAGTTCATATGTTTCACCGTTGCGATAAATGATGTATTCGCCTACTTCAAAGTCGGGAATAATTGCATCGTCTGTTTCTTCTTTGTTTTTTCTTGCGTACTCCTTAATGACTTGGCAGATACGGCTCTGCTCTTTATTGCTGAATTCTTTTCGCATTCTTCTCATGAATGTGTCGTAAGAAACACCTTCCAGCATTGCAACCTCATAGAGATAAACACCATACTCGCTCGCTGTATCACGAATAGATCTATTTGCCTGTTCTCTTTTCATAACTAATCCTCTTCCTCTTCTTCCGGTCTTATGTCATACTGCTCAATGCATTCCCGACAGTACCAATGACCGTCAATTTCTTCTGCATCGTAAACGTCTACGCTGTCACCGCATTTCTCGCAGATAACCCTGTCATCATCGTCTGAGAACTGCGGATCGTACTTGGAGTAATACCCATCTGCAAGAGCATCGAAGTTATACGGCATCTTCGGTATCCTCTTCTTCCTCTGTGTGTTGCGGAACAGTGTTGTACACATAGCATCTGAGACGTTCGTATTCGTGCTTCAGTTTACCCATCTCAGCGAATGCAGTTGGGAATGCTTCTGTGTGCGTATCGACTGCCCGTCTGATTCTCAGCAGTTCTTTGTCCATCTCTTTGAATCTTTCGCTCACGGCATCGAAGTTGTCTTCCAGGTTATGGAACACCTGCGTGAAATAAAAGATTGTGAGGATATTCGACACACACAGTGCCATGACAACGAGGCTAATCACCATATTCCTGTACCTCTGTCGCTGTGAGCGGAGACAGTTTGTAACTTTCCTGCAATACTGCTCCGAAGAAACATGCCGTTGCGAATGTGACGATCAACAATCCGATTGTCAGTTCTGTTAAAAACTTAATTACCTTTTTCATGTTTAATCTCCTTTGCTATAATGGAGATGGTTCATTCAAACCATCTTGGCGGTATGGTTTCTCAGGTCAGACCGCCTTTTTTGCTGATTGAGTGCCTATCCCAAGTACCTTGCGGACACTTGACAATCTCACCATGTTGATGAAAATTCTGCGATCTCCGAATGATTCGTTGTCGATTTCGGAAGCTGCTTCGAATGCCCTTTTTGCATTCGTGTTGCCGATGCCGTACAGACGTTTGATTTCTGTGAGCGTGATATATCCGCTTGCATAAATCTGCTCGTCTGTTCTCACTCGTCTCATGTCGTTTTCTCCTTTCTTCCGATCATCCCCAGCAAGTAGGACAACAGTTGTAGTTAGCGAGTATCTCATGCAGGATTTTTTATGAGTAAGAGTATGCCAATCGAGCCTATGACGAATTGCTTTAAAGGAGTAATCATCTTCATGGGGAGAAATAATAATGATTGGTCTGTTGCCCTACTCGCTAGAGACGATCTATTTGTTTGTCTTCGTTAGCCCGTTTCGATGCACTGTTCTGTATTGTTATCTACTGTAATTCATTGTCCTGTATTGAGATGACAAATATTATGGTGTTCTTCCGATGCCAATGCACCGAAAAGAGCCAACGAAGCGATACATAAGGTGGTATTTTATTCAACCTTCTTCTGAAAAAAAACTGGGTCTTCGATGGATACACCGATCATAGGTGCAAGGATACAAACCTCGGAATGTTTAAACTCGGATTTGTTGTTAAGTTTATTCAGAAATCCCTGCAAAGTAATGCCTAATTTTTCTGCGCAATCCCTGTTGGTGTAACCTGCTTTCTTAATCATGTAAGCAAGTTTTAAGGAATCAACCATCCTCATCCGCTCCTTTCTAGGTGGCATTTAATGCAACCTAAGTCCATTATATGCCATGTAGAACGAAAGTCAACAATTTTTTATAAAATAATTTTTTGTTGAATTTAAGTCCATGCGATTATAAGATGTGTATAGAGAGTTAAAGAGGTTAATAATATGACAAACACGCTTTATGAAAGGATAAAAGAACGTAGAAAAGAATTGCGCATGTCACAGGAAGCACTAGCAATAAAGATGGGGTATTCTGACAAAAGCATGATATCGAAAATTGAGAAAGGGAAAGTAGACCTGTCGAGTTCTAAAGTCGAACAGTTTGCAAATGCCTTGCAAACGTCAGCGTTCTATCTGATGGGATGGACTAGCGATCCCAGCGAAGAACCAGACGAAGCACAATGGAAGAAAGACCTTCGCTCAGTAGACATTCTGACAGCTTATTGGATGGCAGATGAAAAGATCCGCAAAGCCGTAGACTTATTGCTTGGTATTAGCGAGGAAGAATAGTATGCCGATATACAAAGACAAGCAACGGAACAGTTGGTACGTCAAAATCTTCCAGAAAGATGCAATAACAGGAAAAGGAAAGCAGATCCTTAAACGAGGATTTGCAACTAAACGGGAAGCACTCGCATGGGAAGTTGAACAGTACGAAAAAGATGCGCCGACCAGCGCAACATTTACGGATATGGATAACCTGTATATCCAATATAAGAATCCGAAGAAAGAAAGTACAAGGAAGCAGGAAACAAGCCGAGTGCAGAAGTACATGTCTGACTTCTGTCAGTTGCCGATTAGCGATATTACAAAGTCTATGCTGATGGAATGGCAGACAGATTTAACGAATAGCGAAGACATCGCAGTTAGCACGAAGAACTACTGCATTGGTGTTGTAAGATCCGTATTTAAGTTTGCGCATGAGTTTTACGGCATTCCAAATAACGGAGTAGTTCTAAAGAAGTTGAAGCGGGAAAAGAAGAAGGAAAAGTTTGAAGTATGGACACCAGAAGAATTCAATCAGTTCATTCAGTTCACGGAAGGTCATTACAGGAACATCTTTACATTCATGTACTGCACCGGTCTTCGCAGAGGTGAAGCACTTGCACTACGTGCTGAAGATTTCGACCTTCAGAAAGGCACTGTACACGTCTACCACCAAATAAAATATTTCGATGAAGGGTTTTTCGATCTGAAGACAGAATCGTCTGAGAGAACCCTTAAACTGCCTGAAAACGTACTTCAATTCGTAAAGCCGTTAGTAGAGGAGTGTACAGAAGAAGCACCGTTCGTTTTCGGATGTGACAGATCCCTGCCGATAACAAATCTGCAGCGGAACTTCACGAAGGGAATTAAGGCATCCGGGGTGAAGACAATCCGCATACATGACTTGAGACATTCCTTTGCGACCAATGCAATTGCAAACGATTGCAACATCGTAGCAGTCAGTCATTACCTAGGGCATTCTAAGATTGAACAAACGCTAGAAACATACACTCATCTTTTGGAAAAAACAGACGATGAGATGGCACAAAAAATGAACACCGTACTATCTCCCGTGATACACTCGTGATACACTTTTGAAAATATCTAAAGTTGGGAATGCTCAAAAATGGCTTAAATATGCGGTTTATAGCATTCTAAAAAACGTTAAAAACCGTATAAATCAAATCCCTGTTCCTGCGCCATATACGAAAACACCGCATGTTTATGCGGTGTTTCTTTGCTGTGATACATTTTTGATACATTATTTCGGCTGT